TTATGTATTACGCCGGTAAACCTGAATGTAAAAATCCAGCTCACAACCCAATCCCTCAGCTTGTAGCTGCTGTTTTTGTTCGGCGCTGAGCTTCCAAGCATAGGGAGTCATCTCCAAAAAGTCATTGCAAACCTGCCCGGCCGGTAAAACTAGCGGCCACTGCAATCGCTCATCATGCAGCAGACCAAAACCCGGTAGCTCTGACTTGGTCGGCTCATGCTCTCTTGGCTCACTGTAGATGATCTCTTTCAACTGAAAGTGATGTCTGGGGCCTGGGGATACACAGATAAAAATGCCGCCTGGCCTACACACCCGCGCCAACTCCTTATCTTTTGATGGTGCATAGATACGCAACATGAGCTCAAAAGCAGCATCGGCATAAGGCATGTCGTAGGCGCTGGCCACACAAAAGCGCATCTGGGGATGTGCCTTGGCGGCGTAGCGAATCGCGGTTCTGGAAATATCTAATCCATAGAGTTCGCCACCAACAGCTTGTTGCAAACGCTCGCTGTAGTAGCCTTCACCGCAGCCCAGATCCAAAATCTCGGGTTGTCCCTTGCCATACTCCAGCGCCAGCTCGTTGACCCTGTCGCTGAGAGCCTGATAATAGCCGGCGTTCAAAAAAGCGCGCCTGGCCTGCATCATCTGCTTGTTGTCACCGGGATCGCGGGAGTTTTTCTTCTGCACCGGCAACAGATTGACATAGCCTTCCTTTGCCTGATCAAAACTGTGGTTTTGGCCACAACGCCATTGTTTTCCGTCCTGCACCAACTCGCTGCGGCACAGGGGACAAATATAAGTCATGCATTACTTCCATCAGAATTGGGCTTTGCAGCCCAAGGTGGTTTTACTCTTCGTCGGTCAACTGCCTGACCATGGTATTGAGCTCCGGCGATGACAAGAGTTCATAGCACTCAAGCGCGCGCCTGAGCTTTTCTTCGGTGCCATCATGGTTGGCACTCTGGCGGTAATTGGGACGCTCAAGCGACTGATTATAACATCGCAGCAGCCATTGACGTTTCTGGGATAGACCTGTGAGCAGATGCCAAACTTCGTTGAGCAGGCCTTCAGGCAATTTAGCCCCATGCGCCTGCTGGTATCGTTCCAGCCTGATTCGAGCCTGAGTCACTTCACTGAGTTGCACCGCCAACTTTTCACCACTGGCTTGATAATCCTGAGCTTCAGCCAACGCTGTCTTGGCCAGAATGATCTCTCTTGGCTCCTGTGACAAACGCAAATCCTGCTCCAGGGGCAGCAGCTCGAATCTGCCGGTTTGTAACGAGCAGAGAAATGTCTGCCCCGGCCATAAATCGAGACACACTCCCTGCCTCAGGGCAGCGATGCAACTTGAAGTACTGGTTCCAACTTCAGAGTAGAGTCTAAAGCCCTGACCTGCCGTGCGCGACACTCCATCCTTCCTGACGGATTCCAAGGGTAGCAACTGCTGAGTCAGAAAAGGTTGCAGCCTCAAAATAAACTGCCCCTGCGAAGCCTTGTCTTCTCCTTCAAGCATTACCCACTCAAGCAGCGGCGAGCGCAAGGCCTCCGACAACACAAAATCACTGACACTGTCTGGCAGGCTGAGGCACAACCTGGTCGGCATTGAAAGATTGACTATGGTGGGTGAACTGAAAAACTGACTGTACATCTGCATCCCTTCGGGTAATCCGAACCTCGTTGTCCCTGCCGGCAGGCCGCTTATTGTAACCAGAGGCCATCGATTCACCAAGGGCGGTTTTTAACCGAAATACCAGCGATAATGCCGGCAAAATCCCATTTCCGTAAAAAAATGTTAAGATAAGCTTTTGTCTACAGAGCCAAAGTCATCAGCATGAGTCAAGCCCAACCTCAGCCTTCCATATTCTGGCATGATTATGAAACATAAAACTACAAAGCATTGATTAAAATCAGATTTTTAAAGACAAGCCTTTCTAAAATGTACTCACCAATGTACACAGCACTCATTTACCACTTATATAGACCATTTGTGTCATGGGATTCAGCCCGCCTCCCCCCGATCTTCCTTAACCTTCACTTACAGCTGATCATTGGTAAGTGATGCCAATTGGTAGTGTATTGCGGGGTTAGTAACTGACGCTGTTAGTTGCTATTGGGAGTTAGAAAAACTCTTGCTGCCACCAGGATCGACCACATATCCCCCTTCCACTATCGCATAAGACGGAAATCCATAACGGGGTTCGGTGAACCGATACTCTTTGTAATGCTTACCGTCTTTATAATACTCATAAACGTTGTACTGCTGAGGCCCAGCAATACTCAGCATTTGGCTCTCGGTCATACAAATAGCCAAATGCCGCCAACGTATTGCATCACGTGGTATTTTTTTCCCATAACAAGGGTGATTATTGGTCATGTCTGTGGAAGGTTTTTCTTCCACCGCAGGTTCATATTCCACTTTAGGTGGGACCCGGTATTCAACGTTGGATCCTTGTCGAAGCTCTAACGGCTTGCTGTCAATGCTACATGGCTCTGCTTGGAAAACCCCAGGCTCGCACTCGTACACCTCTGCAAATGCTGCCGAAGAACCCAGGGCCAATATTAGCGCTATCGTTCTCATGCTGCTGTTCCTCCTTGATCTGTTTCAGTCTACACAAGGATTTGCGAGTGCGGCAAGTCAGGCGCCGGGCCCAGTACCCGACCATCCTGAATATAAACGTATGAGCCAACATTGCCGCTGCCGGTTGCCCGGAATGTTTTACCGCTGCGCGTTGTTGCTGTCACTGTGCCATCGGCATTCTCGGCGTTCACCTTGGCTATCTCCCGCGCTGGCAGCAGCTCACGTTTCAGTTGTTTCAGCATTATGCCCCCTGCCTGATTAAACCAGCGTTCTGGCGCACTGTCAGGCCGCTACTGCTCATGCTGGCGCTGATGGTCACGGTATCACACAGCGCCTTATAGACTTCACCGCGCCAGGTAATGCCAATCAGCTGGCCGGGGCGCAGCGGCGGCAAGTCGGCCATCACTGTGGTGTTGATACTGACTCGGCGCTTGGTACCAGAATCGGCAATGGCATTGGTACCTGCCAACCTGGCGGCCTGAGTATCGACAATCAGCATGTTGCTGATATCGTCTGTTGGTTCATCACCGGCGGTACCATTAAGCCGAACTTCTACAGACACCCCCTGTTGTTCCCCGCGCACCCAAGCTGCATTGCATTGCTGGCCCCGTTCTGTTTGCTCGCTGTGATTGAAGATCACCGCATCGTGCAGGTTAACATCAGCAGTTGCTGCCGCCATGCTCCAGGGTGTATAGGTCCAGCGCGGCAGGATCCTGAGTTTGCTGTTATCTTCGTCCGGGTCCACCATGCAGCCAACCAGCCCAGCCAACTCGGCCACGGCCTCAAGCGGCGTTTTACCAGAGATATTGCAAACACCTGCTGGGATCACAAAGTCCGTTACCTGGGGCGCCAGTTCAATGCTCCAGCCGCTGTTGGCCACAATATCGCTCAGGCAACCGGCGAATGACCGGGCCGCTTGGTTGTGGTAACTGATCTCTCGCTTCCATGGCCATGCCAACTGAGAAGCCCTGCCCCTGGCTGCCGAGGTGTAGCTGTTAGAGGCCCAGGCTTCGCTGCTGCTCGGCGCCTCGGCCAGCAAGTAAAACTCATAGCCGTTAATGCCAATACGCAGCACCTCATCAACAGCAAGCAGCGCATCCACTTTGCTTGAAAACTTGATACTGCCAGCGGTCACAAACTGGCTGCGGCTGTCAGTTATGCTGCATTCAGTAATAACCAGCTCGCGGTTATCAGAGAGGCGGTGACAGGTCAGTGTCGGTTGCATTAAATACAGTCTCCGGATCTGTGGTTCAATGGGGACTTTGAGATCAAGCGGTGGCTGAACCGGATTGGCATCTATCAAGCCGCCGCCATCATCCCAATAGCAATGCCGTGGGTTTGGCTTGAACTTCAAGCTGACTGGGCTCTGGTAGTCCTGCCAAGGCTCATTGAAACGGATAGTGATTGGCCCTGGCTCAGGTGGCAGGTAGGCATCAGAGCAAATCCAAACGCCACGATGTGGCCCCCAAGCTATGGCAGGTTCTGCGCCGCGCTGATCTTCATAGCTGTAGGTGATCTCGGTTTCGCCATAGCATTCAATACCAAAGGCCCAAGCAATAGGCTGAGGTAAATAAACACTGCTAAGCGCTTTCCATCCAAGCTGCCAAATGGCTTGCCAGGCGGCAGGGTTTAACCAGCGAATACCGGCGGCCGTCTGCAGCGGTACCGGCAAGCGCCAGGTAACTGCAGTTGAATGCTGCAGAGCATCTTTACTTTGCCAGTTTGCCAGTACCTCAATACCATGCTGCCTGCCTTGGCTCCAGTAAACCTGCAGCCGGTCGGAAATGGTCGTCGGGCTCTGCCAGCTAAGTGCCAGCTGGGCCGTAGTGTGCGGCCCAACCATAGGCAGCTGCAGCTGCTGTTCAGTCTGGTGATTGTGGATCCAGCGAATAGCAATATCGGCGCCAAGAGACGGCTCTGGAATATCCGGCCCGGGATCCGGTGGGATATCACCACCAAACTTTATCTCAACGGGTGAAGTCACATTCTGCCATGGTCGGCTGAATGTGATGGTTACCCCGCCCTTATCGAATTTTGGTGATACCGGCGATTGAAGCTCGATCCATGCTTTGCTGAATCTCATCGGTTATCCTTACACTACTGGAATATTAGCGTCAGTAGCCTCCAGCTTTATGCCGTCAATAACCTCGGCAGCATATTGCTTGTCATCATCCAGTATCATCAGTATCACTGAGTTTGTGTGCTGATATCTTGGAGAAAATATCAGCGTTCTGTCGTGGGAACTGCCAAACACACCGACCCGCAATACCTTGCAGGTATCACGGTCAAGAACCATGTATCTCTCTGCCGCAGCATCGGCGTTAACAATGGTCAGTTTCGACATATTGCGGGGGATAGTCTTATCTAATGAAGCTACAAGCACTTTACTCATACCATGACTCCGCATTAATCCAGTATTGGCAAGCTCCGTTATGTGGGTTGGGGACCAAATAGTGTTCTACCCCATTAATCACTTTGGTGACCGGGAAAATAGCATCGGAATATGCTGGCGATGAACTCACCAATAGCCCAGGTAACTGCCCCCTTACTTGAGGCTGCAACAAACTATCTTTGAATAATACTCCCTCTGAGTCCTTGTATGTGTCGCCGGTACTTGATGCACTATATGCGTCAATGACTATGGCCATTTTCGAGTATATTGGGTTTGGCGAGCCCTCACCATTGTGCGTTGTACTAGGAGATAGCGCTGCTGAAAAAAACAGAGCTATCTCATGATCTTTTCTGGTATCTTCACCTGTGACCTGGCCAAATCTTCCAATAATTGAAGTACTGCTGGCGTAACCAAGCCCAAACTGCCATGAAGAAGTAATGTTGTCTGAATTCTGATGATAAGTAAGAACCCCGAATCCGTTAACATCATTGACGTAAAAGCTGTCAATACTCCCTATGCCGAATGCTGGATGTTCATAGGTACCCTGCGCCATTGTCGGCTTATAGTCTGAGCTGGTCAGGATGTAAAACGAAACGGCAGTGGCAATAACGATCCACTTTGTAGCATAAGACCCACCCCAAGAATAAAGGTAACTGACACCCGGAACAGAAGCCCAATCAGGATTGGACAATGATATTGCCGGAGCTGTTCTTACCTGCATACTTTCATTATTGCGGCCATCCTTAAACCTTGAAGACAACCACATGCAACCACCAGGATAGCCAGGTACAGCGTCAGCAGTTTTGAAAATCATGTAATTATTTGCGGCATCGTCCAAAATGACGCTCCACCCGGCAGGCTGTTTGGTGCCATATCCATCAACCAAGCACTTGCGAAGGATCTCAATCCATTCAGCATAAGTTCTATTTTGCAGCTGAGGTGCGCCGGGATCGTCCCAGCGGTAAACCGTTACTGGTAAAGACATTTGATAAACTCCAAATTAAGGCCAAGTCGGGCTGAGACTTTGATTAAGATTCGGTACCACGGAAGCTGAGCACAGATTTATCATCGGTTATCTGGCTGTGGCCGCTCTGGACTGAGCGAATGGCTTGAACTGGTTTTGATGCAGCATACTGCTGGAATCTGGCCGCTTCACCCGGTTGCCAGCCGCCTCCGAATATTCCCTGAGGCATAACAAAGAACGGTAATCCTGTGGCTTGGTTTATTGGCCTGAACTCCTGATGAATGTCACCAGTGGCCACCTGGCCCCGACCGCGGCCAATGAGCTTGAAAGTTTCCCCTGAGCCGGTAAACACCAGTGCCCAGTCTTCATTTACCGCGCTTTCGTTTACCACTTCGATGGGGTATTCAATCACGTTCAAGCTGCCGTTTGCTGGCGCACCGTCTTGATCCCAGTTGCCGTCCCAGGCGGTCATATCGCGCACTTCACCAATGCGGGATTCCAGCTCACCAAGTTTGAGAATGCTCGATACTGTGGCGCCAAGCTGATAGTCATTTTTCAATTGGCCGGCGAGCAGCAAAGAGTTATCTGATACTCCGGTTACCATGGCCAGCTCGCCAATGGTGTCTGACAGAATGAAAGGCGCGGTGAAGCCAGGGAACGCGCTCTGGATTGTTACCACGCCGGTTTCTTTGTCATGCTCGAAATGCTGATCGTCTACTGTCCAGAGGCTGAGGCCATCGGCATCCGTAATATCAACAAAACGGGCATTCTGGCGCACGTTGAGCGTTTGCCCTGCCTGAGGGTTATTAACAGGCTGAAAGTTGCTGTGCTGAACGCTGACAGTGCCGAACTTGCGGAAAATATCGACCTGCCCACCGCCGGGGATCCTCAGCGGGTTAAGGCCATACATTTCCGGCGGCGGCAAGAGCCGCACACGTTCAGTGAGGTCATAGGTTAGAGTGCTGAGGTTTACCGGCTGATCAAACGTCAGGGTTACCAGGCCGTTGCTGATAGTGCCGTTTACCCCGGCGCCGGTTACCGTTCCGTCATTATTTCCGCTGGCGCTGAGCAGTGAACCGGCAACCGCTTGCACTTGGATATAGAGCGAGTCCAGCAGAGGATCCTGAGAGTTGAGATTAAAGGCACACTCTGTTTCGCCTACCTGGCTGCGGATCAAAAACTGCAGGTCACGGTCACTGTATCCCTGTTCAAATGTGACTATGCCGCCCTCATAGTCAACAATCGCAACTCTGGTGTTAAAGCTGTATAGAGCATTATCTTTCTCTGATGTAATCTTGGCGGCCCATCCGTTTGACTCTTCGTTGGCGTTACCAAAGAAGCTGCCTTCTGCAATTATCGCACCCTGGGGCAGTGGGTCAGCCAGCATGTGTTCTTGATACACATCCGAGCTGATATAGGCACATGACACTTCCGAGCCCAAATCCGGCTTGCGTGTCAGTGTCGCGGCAATTTCACCCGTGCCAACCGTGACCACTGCTTCCTCGTTGCCGTAGATCACGCCGCCGGAAATGAAGCTAATCACCGGCTGATAATCCACGTTCTGGTTTTCACCCTGCAGCACATCAACAGCGGGCCAGCTGTAGCTCTGGGCGCCACTGGCGGCGGTAGTCACTATCTTGCGCACAATGCTGTTATCGCCTGCAGTGATACGGATCCCCGCCTTGGTTTGCTCGGTAACAATCGCAGGCAGCAGTTGCTGCTTGGTTTCCTTCACCGCCAGGCTGTTATCGCCGGAAGCGGCGGGGGCCGTTAGCTTAGTGACACCGTGGAAAATCACATTGTCGGCCGAGTTGGTGAGGCGCAGCTTGGTGCAGTTGGCCTCACCGTTGATCAACCTGTCATGCTCAGGGGTCGCAAAATCTATCGGCGGGTCAAACACTATGTTGCCGATGTTGTTACCCGGGGCATTGGTTTCAGTCACCATGGCGTAATGAGTGCGGCGCGGCCAGTTCTTATCCTCCTGGCCCTCATACTCGGTTGAAATGGCAATGATCTGCCCTACCCTGAGATCTATCCGGCGCACGTATTCTTTGCCGTTCAGCATGTAAATGCTTTCCAAATATTCGCGGCTGAAAGAGTTTTGATTTGGCAGGAACCCGGGCGCCCCGGATCGAAACAGTGAACCGGCAGTAACCGATGACTCAATGGCGTTAACCATTTCCGGCATGCGGCTGGCATCATCCAGGGTTGGCGACTCCACCAGAAACAGATTGACCAGAGGATCCTGAGGGGGCGAAGACCAGAAAACATGCGCCCCGCGCAGTGTTGCCGTGTCCTGGGTGACCAGTGACGGAAACGCTTTGGCGATATCAATGGCGGCCTCTGCGTGATCAACATCGGAAATGGCCCGGAATAATTCATTCAGGATCCCTGACCGAATGGGGTTAAGAGTACGCTGGCCCCCGGCATCTTCGTTCTGGCCAAGCTTTTCGGGTTTGTAAACTATCAGATTGTTCCGATTAATCACGATGCTATGCCTCTGCAGTCAGGAATTTAAGAACGACATTGCTCAGCAGCGAGTCGCCGCCGACTGTTGGGAATAGATCCGCGCCGACAACAGCCGGGCCATCGCGGTTATCCCAGATCACATTCCAGCTGTTGCCATCGAGTTCCAATTCAAACGGGGTGAGGGTCGAATAGTTGTGCTGTTGCAGCGCTTCAAAATCTGCGCGGGTCATTCCCGAGTTTGCGGTGCCGATAATCAAGGGGAACCCGCCAGGCAAAACAAATTGCTCGTATATCAGGGACCCATTCCCGCCGCGCTCAGCCACAGCCTGAACTCGCTGCTGTTCGTTTTGGTTCAACCAGAGCAACTGCTGGTGCTCTGGGATGATGGTGTCAATGCGCTGCATTAGCCCCCCTGGGTCAGTTTTGCTTTCTCGATAGAACGCAGCAGCTCGTCCAACTGATCTTTATTGGTATCCAGTTGTGTACGGCGCCCTTCAACAATCAGAGTCAGCGTTGCGTTATAGCTATTGCCGAAACTGGGCTGACTGGTTGTTTGTTTTGTTTGGGCTTGCTGCTGGGTAGAAGTGGGGTTTGATTGGGTGTCGCGCTGGTTCTGCTGTTGCTGTTGCTGGGCTTTAACTTCCTCAGTGCGATACTTGTAAACTTTGTTCAGCGTCTGCTCGGCGCGGCGCAGTTGATCAAGCAGCTCCCTGTCGCCTGTCTTTTCAGCCTCCGCCAGCTGGCTTTTGATATCGGCCAACTCTTGTTGATAACGGCGCTTCTCAATATCGGCTTGACGACCTTCGTACTCGTCCAGCTCATCCAGCAATGAGCTGAGCGTGTCTGATGCCGAGTCTTTCAGAGCCTCCATTCTCGAACGCGCCTTATCTATTGCGGCAGTGAGCAGATCAAGATCCTGTTCGTTCAATAGCCCCAGGGTCTTGCTTGCATGTTCGGCACTACGCAGCAATTGCATGTTGGCGCTGTCAGTATCGTCTAATGCTTCAACTAACTTCAGCAACTCTACACGCTGCTCGTAGTAGGCCATTTGAGCGGATTTGCTGGCTATGTCCTGCTCATACTGCCAGCG